TACATAAAAAAAGGGGTGTAGAAACACCCCTCGCTTACCTTTTGTCTTTCTTAAATTACACCCAAACTAACTTAAAAATAGTGATTTTTCTGCCTTTCTACGTGCTACCAGTCCTTTATTGACTACTCCGCCACTATAAGTCCAGCGATCAAATTGTGCAGCTACTGTGTTAATATCTGCACCACTATTTAATAATTCTAATAAAGTACTACTATTAAATGCTTCTTTTCCAACATTATAAGCAAAACTAGATAATGCCAATAACTGATTGTCCGATATTGGCACATTTACTTTGCTTTGTACATAGGCAAAATCTTGCTGTGCCTCTTGCAATAGCCAATTTTTGGCTGTTGCTTTATCAATTACATCTGTTTTAGCTACTGGTCTTTTTTGATCCCAGTTGTATTGGCTTCCATATCCTACGGAATAACCAGTACGATCCCAATAAGGTACAGCATAAAACCCTTCAAAACTACTTATAACATTAAATAAACTATCACTTACAGCTGCAAATGATGTATTATTTAATGCTGTTGCTATTCTTTTTCTAAGCATAATTAAAATTATAGCAGTAACTGCTAATCCAGTTATTACTTTTTGTTTTTTGTTCATACATTATTTAGCGTCTTGACTAGCACCACCCAATAAAAATGTAGCTATTCCAGCTACTGCTTGACCTATTACTTGTAATTTACCAGTACCAGATACTGCAAAATAGCCACCAATAGCAGCTAATAAACCGAAAATTGTTGTTTTTGGATTCTTCATTTATCTAATTTTTTGATTTTTTTAATATTGTACCAGATAGTACTAACACCTACACCAGCACTAATAAATGCTAAACTTAATTTGGTAGCATCTGTTAGATCTATAAATGTAAGTATGTAAGCTGTTAGGCTTATAATAGCACCACCAATACTGTTTTGATCTACGTTATGATTCAAGTTCATCTTTTAAAAATTCTTTAGCAATTAAATTATAAGCGTTCGTTACTGCAATTACGCTTTCTGCGTTTTCAAATACACCACGTTTAATTGATTGATCTAATAATTGTTTAATAATTTCTAAGGCTTGTTTTTGGTTCATTTGTTTGTATTTAAAGGTTAAAAAAGTTAAATTAAGGTAATATTTATTTGTGTAGCACCCCAGCTGTATGCATAGTCGTTACTATTAGGACTAGAACTATATGTATTATAGTCTGTACCAGACATAGTTAAATTTCCAGCTGCTAATTGTAAATTGTCAGATGAATATAATTGATAGTAAAAAGTAGCACTATCTGTTAAGTTATCACTAATGCTTACCATATTATATATTGTTGCTGCTATTATTGATCCATTGTACCATATTGATACTGGTTGTATTTGTTTCATATTAATTTATATTATTTCTTACTAATTTTTCGTTAAGTTCTTGAATTGAATTTATTAAAACATATATTAATTCGTGTCCATTAAAATTTAGTATATCAGTTTCTTCCTCATCTGTTTCATTTAATTTAGCTTTAATTGAACTAACACTATCAGGTAATATATCTATAATTTGTTGTGCTATAATACCTACACCACCTTTACCTTTTATAAATCCACCTAATCCGTTATAATCGTAAGTAATTGGGTTTATTTTAAGCAATTCTTGTAAGCCTTTTTTATATGTATTTATATTTTCTTTTATTCTTTCATCAGACGCAATAGTCCATAAAGCAGTTGTAGGTTTAGCTGCACTATCTGTTGATAATTGTAATTTATAACTAGGTGCAGCAGTTCCAATACCTACATTGCCTCCTAATGGATTTAATAATAAACTTGTATATGAAGCTGAACCGCTAGCATCTTGTACTTGTAACCATTTAAACCCACTTGCAGTACCACCAAAATTCAAATCATATCCTGTATTATCATTAAATTTTTGATATACAGTTGTATCTGAAACATAAGTATTAATGCTTTTTAATAATCCAGTATTTTGAACACTACTATAGAATGTAGCAGCTCCAGTTGAAGATAAAATAAATTTAGTATTTAATGCACTATCTGTAATATTAAAACCAGAAAGAGGCATTTGAAGATATAAAGTAGTATCTGATAAACGATTACTAAATCCAGTATTACCAGCACCAAATAATGTACCAGCAGTTAATATTAAATTTGTTGATGTTACACTACTAGAAAATGTAGCACTTAAACCAGTTATTGCTGCTGTAAACCTAGATGTACCAGTAACATCAAAAGCATAAATGCTTGTTGGTGTAGCAGTTCCTATAATTAAACTAGTAGGAATATTAATTACACCAGTATTATGAACATATAATCTATATGCACTATTTAAATAATCATAAATAACAAAATCATTGGCAACAGCACCAGCAACAAGATTACCAGCATACCATTTGCTAGTACCAGCACTTTGAAACACTAAATAAGCATTATTTGTACTTGTACCATTAAATGTTGCATTAATACCAGTAGAATGTATATCTAATTTAGAACTAGGTGCTGCAGTTCCTATACCTAATCTTTTATTTGTATTGTCCCAAAAAAAGTTAGCATTATCTTGAGTAACTAAACCACTTGAATCCCCAGAAAATAATATACTACCAATAGTTAATGCTTTTATATAAAAATTACTAGTAGCATTTGTTAAAGCTAGATTATTAGATAATATTGTTATACCAGTAGTAGTAGAACTACCATTAGTGGTAACACTTTGTAAAGTACCAGATCCAGCACCAGCATCCGCTAATAATGACCAGCTAGTAGCTAAATCTTGATAAATTTCTTTTGTATCTGATGACATAAACAATCTACCATAAATACCATATGCTGGTCTTTTAGCAAAAGCATCTGTGTATAATGCTGGTGATTGTAGCTGATTATTTACATAATTTATTAATCTTATACCCATTTTATACGTTTAAATATCGTTTCTTAATAACTACACAATTATTTCCAGTTGATGTACCACCAAAGTTTACAAAAAACCTTTGGTTAGTAATTTCACCTACATTACCGCCTACCTCTAATTGTTGAGATGGTGCTAAAGTAACTGCTTCTATTTTTACATTTGTAGTACCATAATTAATAAAAGTATAACCGTTACAAGGTTCACCACCTACATATTGTGATACACTAAGTTGAAAAAAATCAATTTCGTACTTTAATAAATTTAATGTTACGTTACTCATATTATATTGTATTTGGTATTTTTCCTAATTTACGATTAACACCATTTAATGCAAATTTAAAATTAAAATCATCTAGTGCTTGTTTTCTATTTTCTGGTGCTAATGGATCTGTATTAATTAATCTGCTACTTGGTGTTTCTGGTGGCAAATTAGTTGTTAAATCAATTACTACTGGTGCTTGTTTTTTTAAGTACAAATACAAACCAATACCAATTAATCCCAAAATTATAAGAGTGTTATTTTTCATATATATATTTTTTTATTCAAATCCTTGACTTAATGGTATTATTATTGGTTTTCCAGCTTTTGTTGTAGATAAAGGTGGCAAAAAAGTTAAGTTTAATAAATCAGATAAACTACCAGCTGCGTAACTAGATGATCCAGCAAAAGGTACATTTGTTGTTATTCCACCACCACCACTTGAACTACTAGATGATAATGACGGTGGTGTAATTGTTGTTAAAAAATTTTGCATTGAACCACCATAAGGATCTGTAATTGTATCATAATTTACATCTGCTTTTGGTTTTGGCAATAATCCAGATGTAAGATAGTAATTATAATCACGGTAAACTGGATCTATATATACTGGTATTGCTGGTGGGTTAGGAAGAATAAATGGTAAAGGTGCTACTTCAACTGGATAAGCTACTACTGGTGTAGATACTACTGGTGTAGGTGCTACCTCAACTGGTGGATAATATGTTGGGGGTGTATAAATAGGTGTAGGTGCAGCTTGTATTGGTGCTGGTTCTGGTGTAGATTCTACTGGATAAGCTACTACTGGTACAGCTACTATTGGTATAGCTTTTACTGGTGTAGCCACTTCTGGTGTAGCCACTTCTGGTGTAGCCACGACTATTGTAGTTTCTTCTGGTATAGCTACTACTGGTGTTTTTATCACTTTTTTATATACTACTTCATCTGGTACAGCTACTATTGGTGTTTCTGTTACTGGTACAGCTATTATTGGTACTGCTACTACTGGTAAAGATTTTACTGGTGTAGCCACTACTGGTGTAGCTGCTACTGGTGTAGCTGCTACTGGTGTAGCTGCTACTGGTGATGGTAACAAAGGCAATAAAGCTATTGGTACTAATGGTGCTACATATACTGGTGTATCTGGTAATTCTGGCAATACTGGTGTAGC